CGCAGCTTTAATGTTACCAATGAATACCTTTATCTTATCTTCGTTTTGAAATCTGTCAACATTTTCTTGTCTTCTATCTTTTGCCATACGACCATCTAACGTTACAGAATTCTTTTTATATTTTTCATGTAACATATCAAGCGTCATTGTAAAATTTGTCAACACAATAACCTTCTTACCTTGTTCTAAACATCTATCAATAATCTCACATGTGTATGGAATTTTTTCGTAAGCAATAAGTTGTCTAATTCTCATCAAACGATTTAATGTAACGGTTATTGTTTCATCATCTTTTTTATCATTACTAATACGTGTGAATTCTTCCAATTCCTCATCGTACATTTTACTACTTAACTCAACAAACACAGGAGTAACAATTTTTTCAGGTAAATCAAGAATATCTGTTTTCATTCTACGTAACACAATGTTCTTTGTTCTTTCACGAAGTTCATCTAAATTACTTGCACCACTTGTATTCCACACTTTACGATTACCAACTCTAAATTGATATCCCGCGCAATATCTGCGAACATATGATTGCCAATTTAATGTTAAGGGAGATTCAACAATCTTCAATAAATTGAAATAGTTAATTGGTCTTGATGTCATTGGTGTTCCGGTTAATAACCAAACCTTTGGAATCTGTTCAAGTACATCATTTAATAGACGGGTTCTGTTTGCTGTGGCATTTGAAATATAATGTGCTTCATCAACAATTGCCAAATCAAAACCTGCGTTAACTAATAATTTATAATCATCACTATCTTCTGATTTATCGGTTGAGTGATAATTTTTTATAATATCGTAATTTATAATATAATAATCAAATGTGGACCCCCATTTACGTCCCTCAACAATTAATACTTTTCTATTAGAATAGTTTTTAATTTCCCTATCCCAATTTATTTTTAAAGATGCGGGACAAACAATAAGAACTTTTTTAGCCCCACTTTCCATAGACGCAATAACCGCTGACGTTGTTTTTCCGAGACCCATATCATCTGCAAGTATAAACTTATCATTCGCTAATAATTTCTCAATGGCAACCTTCTGGTGGTCCATAGGGGGTCTCGTATCATACTTACTATAATCAATTACTCGATTAAGTTTTTTCTCCTCTTGCATTACCGCAGCTTTGGGTAACCACATAGCACTTAATTGGTCACTATCCAAAACTTTACCCCAAACGTGAAACGCTTTATCCGAATCACACAATAATTTTTCGCACCATATTTTTTCGGGTGGTTTGGGTAATAATCTCTCCTCCATTATTTTTTCTCCAAAAGAACCAACAATGTTAATATATTTTCTTGCAACCTTTGGAGTTACTTGATGGTATTTTTGTACATACTCGGCCTGAGGTCTTGTTAATTTAAAATTCTTAACTTCTAAAAATTTTCTTTTCCAATCTAACAATTGATTGTTTGAACCTTCGTATGTCGATAAAATGTTTCTAGCCTCTATTTCGGGAATCTTAGTTTCCATATTAAAATATAAGTAAATAGAATGTAACATTAAACTATTTATTAGGATATGGAAAATAAGTTACCTATTACCAGATTATCTAAATTCTTATCACAAGATGATTTTGACCTCAATATTCAAATGGGTCAAGAATATCTTCACGGGGATTTAAATATGAAATTGGTTCTATATAGGGTAGATAGAGAAAAGACTCAAATTGATGATGTGTATGTGGAGGTTGGTATTGACCAAACTAAGTTCTTTCCTCCCGTTGAATTTAATGCGTTGGTTAAAATTGAGGAACCAAAAAATAGTTCATATAAAAATGGAACTTTGAGACACCTTGAGCCGGGAAACATGATTTTATCTGTTTATATTAAACATTTAGAAGAAATGAAAATAGATATAAGATATGGTGACTATATTGGTTATCCCGAATCCGAATCAAAAGTTAGATTTTATCAGGTGGTAAATGATGGTAAGGTGACTTCAGATAATAAACATAATATGTTTGGGTTTAAACCATATTATAAGTCAATAACTTGTGCACCTGTACAAGATGGTCAATTTAGAGGAGTATAAAATGGGAATACCTAAAAGAAAAAACAACATATCTGTTTACACAGAAAAAGAACTAACTGAAAGAAGACAGGAATTGTTAGATAGAATCACCAAATCTGACACATATCTCCCTGACTCCATATTACACGACGATTTAGATAAAGGTTTTTTAGATTATGTAACTAAAAATTTTCAAATTGTTTCCGATGGTAATAAGATACCAATTATTGATAAAATTTTAACCGTTCAGAGATGGGGTGAATTTACACAAACGTGGACATTTACAAATGACGACGGAAATATTGAATTACCTTTTGTTGCAATTGTAAGAAAACCGGACGTTCAGCCAGGTACGAACCCATCAGTTCAAAGAACGATACCTGATAGACATCAATTTTATTATGCTTCTGTGCCAACTTGGAACGGAACGACTATGGGTGCTGATATCTATAAAATACCACAACCCGTACCTGTTGATATAACATACGACGTTACGATTGTTTGTAACAAGTTCAGAGATATTAACAAATTTAGTAAAATAGTTTTACAAAATTTCTCGTCGAGACAAGATTATACAACTGTTAAAGGACACTATATTCCACTTATATTAGATAAAATTGAAGACAATACCCCGATGGATACGTTGGAGGGTAGGAGATTTTATATTCAAAACTACACATTTACTATGTTGGGATTCCTTATTGATTCTGAAGAATTTGAGGTTAAACCCGCAATTAATCGTTTCTTTTTAATGAACGAATTTGCAAAAGAGGGTGTAGGTAGGAAAAAGTATGTTAGTAAAGTTATCGACATAACCGTAATGTCATTCACGGGAGATGGGATGCAAACTCAATTTAGTGTCGGTGAAAGTATTGGTACATTGTTTAGTGTCACAATAAATGGTCTATTACAAGAGAAAGATGTTGACTTTTACCATATATCATATACATCTAAAATAACATTTGTTCAACCACCTTTTGAGGGTAGTACAATCGTAATCTCATACTATAAGGGTCGAAACAATGTTATTATTGACAATTATGGTAAATTAATACAAGTGACTACAGAATATTTCCAATATGATGGTAGTACTTTAACATTTAACACATACAACCATATTAGTAGTATTGTTAGTTTAGATATAAATGGTCTACAAGAAGAGGAGGGTTCGGGATTCGATGTTTCGGGTTCACAACAGATTGTATTATTAGGTGCTCCTGTTGTTGGGTCTAGAATTGGTGTAACTTATTTGTATTAATCGTCACCATAGATATCCTTCTTTTTTGGTTTACAGAGGTCTTCAATGTATTTTTCTAAAACCTTATAAATTTTTAGTCCGTTTTTTTCACAATGGTTTTTTAACATCTCGTGGTGTTTTTCACTAATTTTTACGTTTTTCTGTTTGTTTTCCATTATGAAAGATAATTTAAGATAGAAAAGGATAATTTACTATCTTTTTAAACAAAAGTACGGAAATCTTTGGTAAAAACAAAGATATTTATAGAATAACTAATAAAAATAATTAACCAAACAACAATCGATGGCAAATTCAAACAGAGTATTCGTTTCTCCGGGTGTGTACACATCTGAGAAGGATCTAACATTCGTAGCACAAAGTGTTGGGGTAACAACTTTAGGTTTAGTGGGTGAGGCTTTAAAAGGTCCCGCTTTTGAACCTATCTTAGTTGGGGACTTCGACGAATTTAAAACGTATTTTGGACCAACTTCACCTGAGAAAGACGGTGCAAACAATCCTAAATACGAATTAGCATATATGGCTAAATCATACTTACAAGAGTCTAATCAATTATTCGTAACAAGAATACTTGGTAAAACGGGGTATAAACCAGGAAGAACCTATAGTATTAAAACTTTAGGTGGAGTTAATCTTGGATCTTTAAGTGGTTCAACAACAGGAATAACATTATCGGCAACAACTGCAACTATCACAGGTTCAACAATTTATGGTGAACTTTCGGGTAAAACTGCAACTAATGGTTCAACAGTGACTGATTATATCATTAATAAAATCGGTAAGAGTAGTGCAGCTTACGCAAATAACGATTGGTTCGTTATTGGTAATGTACCTGCTTCGGACACTTCAAGTTTAACGGGAGTAAAACTTTTATCACCAATTGGTGAAAATGCTAACAAAAACTGGTATAATGCGTTCTTTACAAAAACAGGAGTAACTGACTCAACAATTGATGGTGTTTACTCTTATCTTTTTGTTTATTCTACAAGTTCATCTTCATTTAATGTAACAAGATACAAATACAACGCGTCTCTTAACACAGACTATAGTGACGTTATTGTTGCTTCTTTAAGATCGAGAGGTGAATATAACGCCACACAAAGTTTAGTACTACAAGTAACAGGAACAACCGCAGTAACATTAACCGACGTTAGTGGAATCACAATTAACCCGATGGCGGAATTTGCAATAAATGTTACAGACATTACGGGTGGAACAAAAACATTTAATTGTTCATTAGATATCTCATCAACAAAATATATAAATAAAGTATTAGGTACTGAAGTTTTTGATAAAGTAAAAGAAGATTATCCGTTATTCGTTAACGAGGTATATTCTAACTTATTATTATCGGCTTATAGACATGGACACGTAAGAGGTTTAAGTTTAGATGTTGTATCAAATAGTGAAAGTGATAATTTTGCTCAATCATGGGATACTCCATCATCACCAACAATTGTATCTGAAGTTCGTGGTGGTAATGTTGCGGATTTATTCTCAGTATTAACCATATCTGATGGAGATGCTGCAAATACTGAAGTTAAGGTTACAATTCAAAACATTAATTTAGATACTGCTGAATTTGACATCATAGTTCGTGATTTTAACGATACTGACGAAAATCAAGTTATATTGGAGAAATTTTCAAGATGTTCAATGAATCCTGACGTTCCAGGTTATGTTGCAAGAAAAGTTGGTACATCTGATGGTGAATATGAGTTACGTTCAAAATTCATTATGTTAAACATGGCAAGTAACGCTCCAATGGATGCGTTTCCCGCAGGTTTCAAAGGATTCACGTCTTCACTTATTTCAAGTAATAAATTGGGTAGTGTTCTTTATAAAACGGAATTTTTTGATGGTGGAGATGTAGTTTATTACGAATCGGATGGTTCACAAGTTCTATCTAATGGAGATAAAGTTAAGAAAGTTTCTTTAGGTTTATCCTCTCAAAATGGTTTCAAATTTGATAGTGATTTGTTCAAATATAAAGGAAACACAGCGTCTAGTAGTACATTTGGTTTCCACTTGTCAACAAACGCTTCATCAATCACAGGAACAACATATCAAACAACATCATATGATTTAGAAGGTCAATCTGGTAATGACAATAAATTAACTAACATAAACTTCCGTAAATTTACATTAGCGGTTTGTGGTGGTTTTGATGGTTGGGACATATACAGAGAGACAAGAACTCTTGGTGACCAATTTATTTATGGTAAAACAACATACAATTTAGGTAATACCGATAACAATGGTGTATTCAGTAAAGATTTTGGAAACTCTGATTACTACTCATATTTAGAAGGAATTCAAACATATGCAAATCCTGAGGCAATTGACATTAACGTATTTGCTACCGCGGGTATCAACTTCTTCGATCACTCATCATTGACAAGTCAAGCAATTGATATTATTGAAAACGAAAGAGCGGATTCACTTTACATCATATCAGCACCAAATGTTGATGATGCTGCAACCGTTACAGGTCACCTTGATGATTTGGGAATCGACTCTAACTATTCAGCAACATACTGGCCTTGGATTCAAGTAAGAGACACAGATAATGCGACTCAACTTTACATCCCACCAACAGGTGAAGTATTGAAGAACATCGCGTTAACTGATAACGTATCTTATCCTTGGTTCGCAGTTGCGGGTTATTCAAGAGGTTTGGTAAATGCAATTAAAGCTAAAAAGAAGTTAACTCTTGACGAGAGAGATGAACTTTACAAAAATAGAATTAATCCAATCGCAACATTCTCTGATACAGGTACAATTATTTGGGGTAACAAAACGTTACAAGTTAGAGAATCAGCACTTGATAGAATCAACGTAAGAAGATTGTTATTGAGAGCAAGAAAATTAATTTCTGCAGTTGCGGTAAGATTATTGTTCGAACAAAATGACGAACAAGTAAGACAAGAGTTCTTAAGATTGGTTAACCCAATTTTAGAATCAATTAAGAAAGAAAGAGGTCTTTATGAATTTAAAGTAAGTGTTTCAAGTGATGTCGAAGACATTGACGCAAACACTTTGAGAGGTAAAATTTACGTTAAACCTACTCGTTCTCTTGAATTTATTGATTTGGAATTCGTAATTACTCCAACAGGAGCTTCATTCGAGAATATCTAATCTAAAAGGAGGATATAAAAATAAAAAAGGGAGGCCGAAAAGCTTCCCTTTTTTATTGTTCCACGTGGAAACAATTTTTATAAAATTTATATTGTTTTATTTTACCCAGTATAATCTGGAACTAGTAATACTAGTATTTATATGTTATATTATTAATCTAGAAATTTATTAATTATTTATACTGGGTCTAGAATACTGGAGGATTTGTAAAAAACTACGAAAAAAAATCCACAAAATCAAGATCGATCCTAAAAATAAATTTATTTCTAATTAACATATATTTATAAGAGTATAAAATAACAAAAAAACTTAACAAATACAACATGGCAGATTTACTAATGAAAATGCCGGTTCCTTACGAACCGAAAAGACAGAACCGATTTATTGTAAGATTCCCATCTTCTTTGGGTATCAATGAATGGTATGTAACATCAGCGGCTAGACCATCCGCAAAAATCAACGCGACTGAAATTCCTTTTTTAAATACTTCAACATATGTTGCGGGTAAATTTAGTTGGGATACTATGAGGGTAACATTTAAAGACCCGATTGGTCCATCAGCGTCACAAGCGTTAATGGAGTGGTTCCGTTTACACGCTGAATCAGTTACTGGTCGTATGGGATATGCTGCCGGTTATAAAAAAGACATCGAACTTGAAATGTTAGACCCAACGGGAGTTGTTGTTGAAAAATGGAT